ATAGCACTTAGCGTAGAACCAGCAGCACCTAATGCTTGTGTACGCAAAGCACCATACTCTGCTGACGGTGTCACAGTTGCTGTAGGTCTACCTGTAACAGGATCAACACCGAATGTAGTTGTGCCTGGACCAGCAGTGACTGTGTAAGGCGTAAATGGCTTATCAGCGGCTGCACCAGCGGCTGTGGCTCGTGCTTCTGCTTCTCTGCCAAGTGCAGTGGCTTCTTTGCCTAGTTGCTGAATAGCAGCATAGTCAATACCAGCACCAAGCAGATTGGTAAGGGTACTTCCACCAAGTAAACCTTTGGCTTGCTCTGCTAGTGTTGATTTAGCGGCATCAGAGGCGGCTTTATCTAACAAGCCACCAGCGGCAGCGCCACCAGGAATAATAAACTTAGCGGCATCAGCCATTTCAGCAAAAGTACCACCAGGTATTTCACCACGCTGGATTGCGCCTAGTTGTTCTGGTGTAAGTCCTAAACCTCCTGTGTTGGTAGAGGTAATACCTCCGAAGGCAGTCATGTCTGATGGGGTGGCTGTAAATAATCCACCTGCATCAGCACCAAAGCCTTGAATATCTTGTAATATGTCGCTATAACCAGCACCTGAAGAGGCTAGGTTAGCGGCACTGGCGGCAATGACAGGATCGACACCAGAGGCTAGTAAAGTCTGTTGAATCTGTGCTGTGCTAAGACCTTGCTGTGCCAACTGTGCAGCATCAGCGGCAATAAACTCTGCATCTGCTAAAGCACCAGCGGCTCCACCACCAGCACCAGTGGGAACACCTCCTTGAATGCCGAAGGTGTCTTTGAAGTCACCTAAGCCAAGGCTATCAAAAGCCTCGCCAAGCGTTCCTGATGCGTTAAGATAGCTACCACCACCAGCCAGTGCTGCGGCAATAAGTGCTTTATCCATGTCACCAGTGATAACGCCAGTGGAGACACCTGCTAGTGCAGCGCTACCAACAGCGGCTTGAACTGCTGGCGAAGCGCCAGAAGCCAGAAATGATCCTACTTGACCAGCAAGTTGTGGAAAGGCTAGCGTTAAACCAACAGCGGCTATTGCCGCTAACGGTCCTGTATCAGTAGCTGTATCCTTCCAGATAGGGACCATGACAGCTTGACCATCAACGAAGTTAATACCATAGTCAGCCTGTCCGTCAACAGAGACATCCTTACCCCAGCGCTGGAAGCTGCCACGATCTTCTAGTTGAATGTCTTCTTTGAATTCAAAGGCCTTAGAGCCATCATTCTGCCAAGTCTCGCCTTTAAGATTAACTTTCTTAATAGGATCACCAGTGACTTTATTAATTAAAGTACCGTCACTTTCACCAACATCAGCAAGATCGTTAATACCGTTAACAGCTAGTTTAGCTGCCTGCGCCCTAAACATCTTATCAAGATCACTTTGCTTACCGCCATAGGTGTAACCAGCATTCTGATTAAGAGCGTCGTACTGCGCCTTAAGCTGGTCTGCTAGCTTGTTAACAGTAGTGTTGTTAATAGCATCAACAGGACCAGTGGAAGTACCACCAGACTGTTGCTGTTGTTGCTGTAGCATCATTCCAGGGCTACCAGCAGGTGCTTGGAATGTATCTGCTATTTGTGATGTAGGCGTACCACCGCCTAAACTTTGAATATATTGAAGCTGTGATTGCGATGGTGCTTCATAATATTGAGCATTAGCCGCTAAAGACTGCTCAGGGTTATTAGCAGCAACCCAAGCAAGGTCAGCAGCGATTTGCTCTAAACTTCTACCACTTTCTTGATAACTTTGAATACCAGCAATGTCAGCAGGTCTGCCTAAATAGGTTTCATATAACTCATTAAGTGCGGATGCGGTGACAGCCATTAGTATGTACCTCCAGGGATCGTACCACTAAAGGTGCCTGAAACAGTTAAATCAGCAACGGTAGTAGTACCAGTAAAAGTAGGACCAGCAGTGTCTGCCTTAGTAGCAATCGCCGTAGAAATTGCGGCAAATTCTGTGTCAATCTCCGCACCTTTGACAACCTTATTAGGATCGCCAGAGGTGAGGCTGTCCTTTGATGTAAAGTTGGTTACTTTGGTGTAATTAGCCATCTTAAATAATCCTTCCTATCACGGAATAAATATCTAACTTTTGCACTGAAAATGCATTACCATTAATAAGTGCTTCAATACCAATCTGGATAATGTTTCCGTTGCCGTTCAATTGCTGTTGTAATTGTTCAATTGCAATTGACGAGGAATATTCATCAATATTATACTCTGCTATTCCATATTCTGCAACATCTGCGGCAGTGGAAGTATCCTGTAATATGGAATAATCTGAACTGTAATCAAATGCCCATTTTACATCAAAAGTAACATTAGAGCCTAAGACAGTCACAATCATTTTTTTAGGAAACTTAGTTAATGACGGATCACCAAAATCAAGATAAGGCGTGTAATAGCTGAATGTGTAAGAATTACTATTATCTTGGTAGCCGTTATACAGGGCTATTCCATCAGTCTTGCCTAACAGTAATCGACGATCCTTTGTTGCTAGTAGCGACAGTGGATCAATCGTATCCCATGTCGTTACCCTCGATGATCCATCTTCTAAGTAAGCCCTAACATCAAAGCAATAAGTAACTGCTGATGTTGCTAACAGGTAAAAAGCATCAGGTTCAAAATATACACTTTTAATATTATCTTTGTTCTCAGCGTTGATAACAGTTAAGAAGTTATCCCTGATATTCTTAGATAAGTCACGCAACGGTGCTGACTTCTCCTGAATAGTACGACCAAGACTACGAAGACCAGAGTTAGACAGGAATATCAGGTCAGTACCGATAGTCTGTACAGAATCTCTGGCAATACATCCAATACCAACAATCGTATCTGCTAGAGCGATATTATCTATGTCGTCTGCGTTATTATAAACAACGATGTTATTACGACAGAAGATAATCAATGAGTTATTATGCTCTGCAAGCGCTACAATCTCGTCATTACCTGGAATAACCTTCTCAATGTTAATAGCACCTGAACCAGTGCTACTGAGATCAGAAGGGTCAAGGAAAACAGAATAGTAAACAGTTAATTTATCCTCACCGATATTGGCAAACCAAGTACGACCAAATGCGCCTAATGCACAGTTGGGCTGGAATGTGGATACTGTGTAGCCTGTTGGTAGTGACCCTACATCGCCTAAGCGCTGAAAACCAAAACCATTCTCATGACTGTGATAGTCTGTGTCCACCAGTGTTAATACATCACTGTTAGAATAAGCATCGCCTTGCTCTTTGATAGATACGCCAGTAACGCCACCAGATCCGTCCACAGTCGTCACAGTAAACTCAGCACCAGTACCTGAGCCACCTGTCACTGTACAGTCGTCATTGACTGCGTAGCCGCTACCAGCGGTGGTAACAGATACACCAGTAATCTTACCGCTGGCGTTGCTTGTCACAGTGACTTGAGCGCCTGAGCCAGTGGTGTTAAGTTTGTGGTAAACCAGTGCAGGATGGCTTTTCTGTACCATGTAGCCATGAGCGCTTCTGTTTAATCCTGCCTCAAACTGCGCTTGTATGAACTGCCAATTATCAGCAGTGATCGTTACAGACTGGTTACCAGAGTTAGTAGCATTTCTGACATTCGCAGATGTCATTGTTGTCTCACCAGTGTAGATAGCATTATTGCCTGCACTGATGATGGTGGTTGTGCCATCAAAGTTATCAAACTCAAACAACATTCTTGGTGCTGTTGAAGTGCCACCACTGCTGGTGCGATAACTCCAGCCCTTACGAGCAGCAATCCTGCCTGACTTGTCCACAATGCTGTTGGTGGTGAGCAAGGCAAATGCTGGGTTCATACCCACACCAGCCTCTTGGGTGTTTAACCCAAAGAAGCCTGGCGATGTGATTGATACTGGTTGTAGTGGTTTATTCGGCATTATACCCAGGCCCAGTTAACTTCATCTGGCCTGCGTCCTGCCTCAATAGCAATAGCATCAGCCAGTGATTGTTTAGCGACAGCATATTGACTATTGACACCGATACCGCCATCTTCACCACGCTCTTCAATTGCCTTTGCATGGGCAAGCTGAATGATGGCTAACTTAGGTAGGAATGTGGTATCAGAGTCACTGCTTAGTTCAGCCTCTGGCACAGCTAAGTTAAATCGGATGACTTGAACAGTATCAGGCTGCGGATACACATCCACAATCATGTCACCGTTGGTGTCAATGCCGTTAGGATTGTAATAAAGAACATCACCTTCTTGCACAGTGTCTGTGAGCAACAGCATCTGGTCAAGATAGGATGATGGTACATACTCTAAGAAGTTATCTTCTGTATCGTTGTAAGCAGACAGTATCCTAGCCTTGTCACCAGAACCTGTTAGTGCATAGCTGACAGTACCAGGCACTGTGCTGAATGAATAAGTATCACGCAACGCATCCCAGTTCCAAGCATCTTCAACCTCACGCTTGGCATCATTAACAAACTCACCGATAAGCTGGCTGTACTGGTTTTGTGATACGGATGTCACTGTCTTCTCACGCAAGCGCTTGAGGACAGAGTTAACTAATGTTAGATAAGTCGTGCTAGCCATTTAACAGTCCCATTTACGAAGGGCTAATGCCTTCCTTGTTGGCCTACCTTTTTCATCCTTCATAGGGCCAGGAACACCACTCATACGGGCGCAGAAGGACTTCCTACGCTTTGCCGCTGTCGGTGACTTCTTAGCCTGTTTAGCGCTAACAGGAGGCTTTAGATTAGCGCCTTCAGTACGCTTAAAATGCTCCCTGCCTTTGGCGTTTAAGCCACCTTCAGGGTTCTGGTGAACTTTCTTAACCATTA